TGACGACCTGCTATTTCAGGAATAACCCCCATCAGCCTAGGCTGGTTCCCTTGCGCATTGGCTTCGTAGATTGGTGAGCCGGCAGGGGTTGTAGAGTTGTAATTATCGGGGATTTGCTTATCTAACAATACTCTACTTGCTGTAGAAATGATTAACGACCAAACCATGTATGTAAACGTAGTTGCATCTTTGGGCTCTACAGTTAAATCAATTGCATCATTATCACATAATCGATATGTACTCCATTTAACATATGGCAAATGTGCACCATTTAACTTTGCAGAAAATAGCGGCACTGGACTTTCATAATACGCAGGAACATTTGCTATTAACCACTCAGTTAACGTGGTGCCTAATGACGCAAAACATAACTCAAAATTTTCTGGTTCAAATTTGTTTGGGTATACTTTGATGGTTACTGTTGTCATAGAGATAAAATACCACTTTTGTAAAGAGTCGTTTAAAATCATTGATCCGCATGAGTGCGATGCCAAGATCACTTGTGATGTGCAGCACATAGAACTCTGCATTTAAATCAATGCAGATACCGACATGACTCAAATGACTCCCGCGATAACATCCCGCGACAGCTCCATCTGCTGCAGGCGATTGCTTAAATAACGGAGTTAAATCGAGTAGCGCATTATTGATAGCGAATTGATCATCAGTTTTTAGCCTGCCAAAATCATTCAGCAATGGTATGTCGTAATGGTGATGCAGAATGTGTCTTACTAAGCCCCAACAATCAAAACCGTTTTGGCCACGGCCAAAGGGACGATACTTGCATTGCATGTAGTGATTAATCCAAAGTTTGTTTTTAACCAAAATATTTCAGTCCTGGTGCAAAATCTGGGGTGTATCGTCTGCGTGGCCACGCTTTGTTTACTAGATCGTTAAAACTGGCTATCACAACAACTGAGCGGGTAGTGATTGTGACACTGGTTGCGGTCATAACAATTGGCGCCTGGGCAGGCGCTGCAAGGTCTGATGCTAAATAAGGTCTGTAAATAACTGCGATTGCGCCTCCCTGCTCCATAGCCGCATCGACTTGTTGTGCAGCTTCTCCACTTACGTTATCGAGTTGAAATTGCAGTTCCTGCTGACCACCAGCAGTTTTCTGCGGCAATGAAACAGCAAAACCTGACGCAGTAAATATTGCGTTACTTGAATCTTCAAGAGTGACATGGATATCGTCAAACCCTTGGCACAGACGGATTGAACCGCCACTAAATGCTATATGACGCAGTTCTAACGTGTGTATGAGCACTTCGTTAATGGGTGCGCTCGCATAAACAGTTTGTAAAACTTGACTCATAACGACCTTTTAAATTGTTAGCAACTTATGAATGACAGGGACAACACAATCAGCTATTTGCTTCATGCCCGCAGTGTTGCAATGAATTCCATCACCGCCGTATACCTCAATAATTGATGGGTATCGGCTGTTAGGAATTATGCTTGATGGCCCGTAGCCGTTCACCCGATCAACAAATGCATAAGATGGGGCAAGAATAACGAAGCTGTTATATGCTGCGTCATCTTCAAATTGCAAAACCATTGCCTCAACAAATTGCAAAAAGGCCTTGTTTGTTGCATCAGTTAAACGATAGCTATTATCTTTAGCGCCACATGGCTCAATTGAAAAAACCACCTTAGCAAGCGGATATTGAGCATGAAAAGCATCTATAACTTGTTTTGCTGCTAATACTGTTGGTGCAACGTTTTTAACATTTGACGCTATGTCGTTATAAGTGAATTGTAATACTAAAATGTCAGGCGCTGGAAAACCCCAAAAGTCACAGTAATAATTAAAATCTAGCGCAACTGAGGAACCAGGGTTCCAGAACGGGTTTCTATTTGCAGTCGTGAAACTTGTATATGTTATAGAGTTATCACCCTGTTGAGTATTGCTTTTCGTTAAGACTCCTGAGCTAGGAAGTTCGACCGGTGGCTCCCCCCCACCAGAATACGTTAACGTAATCCGACCAGCACCATTGCTTAAAGAAGTGCCGCAAACAGTCCACTCTGTACCATTGCCATCAATATATTTTGTGCCTGGGTAAGCCGTTACTGGTTGGGAAACAATACCAGAAACAGTACAAACACGGGCCGTGTCATACTTATTCAATAAAAACTTGCTCATTGTGCCGCCACTTAGTGATTCAGACGCGGCGGCCGCGCCTCCTTTCGTTCCAATAAGATTAACTAAAACCCCATCACTTTCGAGTAAAAGCTTTGTTTCTTTTACCCATGTGCCAATGTCTGTAAAAGAATCGCCGACACATAGTAAATTAATGGATTTTCCAGCGTTAACGAATATGTCAACATTTTCGACTGAAATCGAAACAGAATCGATAATGTTGTCAAGATCTTCGCCTTTGTATACAACTGAAACAGGCTCGATGACACCGACTTTTTTGTCGTAGAAATTCCATTGATTTTTTAAATGAGTGCCTTTGCTAAAAGCAATATTTTTTACAGCGTTTTGGGCTGAATACGTGATATTGTCAAAGTAAATGCTTGGGGTGAAATTTGATTTCATATACATTTTTTTAGGCAAAACAACACGCATATTATTATTTAAATACGACGGTATATATTGAGGGCTTAAAGATCTTTTATATGCCTGGTACGCGGTTGGGTAATCACCATATTCAACCTGCATTTGATCACGCTTTGCAATTTCTACTGATACGCGAACAAAAGAAGATCCAGGGCGGCCTGTTATTGTGTCCCCCTGCTCTTGGTGTACACCTATCCAATTTTTGTTTTGGTCGTAAGTATAAATACCAAACGGTGACTTTAATCTAACGCTACCAGATACTGCTAGTTTTTGCCCTTCTTCCAAACGAATATAATCAGATACTTCAAACTCAGGGTTATAAGTGCTTAAACTTCCATTGCCAGCCGCCTCAATAAATGCAGGGGATACGGTTGAATTTTTATCAAAAAGATTTTTTTCAATTGAAATGATTTCGGCGTCTGTTGAATCGATTAAGCTATTAATGTATTCATATACTTTATTTAATAAGCTTGTTGATATTTCAGCTCGATAAGGCTCGAATGGCAATAACTCAGCTCCATAATTAACCATTGTTGTAGATAGCTTAGTATTATCAACACTTAACTTTATAAACTCTGACTTATCCACCCCCTGGGTAAAAGATACGCCATTATATTGACTTGTGTTAATAAGCTGCTTATTAGCGTCGTAAGTGTTTACTCCGTAACTTCCGCTAACCCTAACGCCTGAGCTAAAAGATATTATTTGTCCACTTTTTAACGGGATGTAATCACTAATCACATCAAAACCATTGTTAAGAACTAGCGCGCCAGAAGCACTTACATAGCCAGGCACTGAGGTTTCGCTATTAAATAAATTCACATACGTTAATATATTAGAAATCTTGTCATATATCTCTGATAGCGCTGGTATTAAACTAGGTTTTAACTTCTCGCTATATGGCTCATAAAGTCCATTTCCGATACCATATTCTGCCATGACAGAATTAATTTTGCCTATATGATATGTGAATCGAATATATGCAGAACCCTCTACACCAACAAATAAACCATTTGAAACTTGATCAACGCGCAACCAATTGAAATCTTTGTCGTAACTATATACCCCCTGCGGGTTACTAATTAACGCGTTTTTAATAGCAATGGACTCCCCAGGTAAAATCGGAATAAAATCAGTAACATCAGAATCAGGATTATTATATATTGCCCCAGTACCATTATATGGAATGTACTTTCCTTTTAAGCTTTTAGATACATCAACTAAATTCTTTGAGGTTAATTGCTTTCTTATCTCTGATGTAACAGCAAACCCGCTGACAGGTATGGTTGTATTGCTTGTGTCTATGCTATTTTTTATACTTATTGGTGACAATGCCCATGAAGAACCGTTCCAACCATAAAGGCCGTTGTTAGTTGATACAGGATCGCCCCAAACCTCAGCCAAACTATTTAAGCTCATGCCTGTTGATGATTCTAAATCTGATTTTGTTTTAAATGCTGGGCGACCAATGATCATCGACCGTAATTCTGCAAAATTCTCAAAAATTGCTTTTGATATGCTTGGTTTGTTTTCTTCATTAAAATAAACCGAGTCTCCTGCTCCTCCAGATATAATTGTATTTAAAGCGCTAATGCTCGCATCTAGTTTTGCAACAAGCTCAAAAAAATTACCTGACATTTGTTTGTTACTCCTGATATTTATTTAAAGCAGATTTGATACCTAAAACAAAATCTGTGGCGGTGTTTGGGTTTAATACTGCATCTGCCGTTTGTTCTTCTGTTAACGTTGGTCTGTATAGAATTTCAACTGACGCTTGATACTGCCAGTGCTGACCAACCACAGTTGATGTTTCAAGTGGATTACTGATAAATCTCGATTGGCATGTTTTCATCCCGAGTGGGGTTTTCAGTGCAATTTCAAACCAGGCTGTTGCACCTAATAGTCCATGGACAATCCAGCCCTCAAAGATTGATGCTTGTGTTTCAGTAAAGATAAACGTCAGTGCTGCCTGACTGGGTACATTTACAAACCGACGTCGCTGCCTTGAACGGCCGCTGTCCATTTCTGTTCGCAACAAATTAGGCTGTTGTTGTAAGTTGTAACCAGACAAAAGCGGGGACGGTAATAAGCTTGGATAACTGAGCATTAAAACCCCTTTCTTTGCAGACTATATGTTTGCTCTAATGTTGCAGCCAGATCACCGCCACGCCGGATGTTAGCGACCATAATCTGCACTGACTGTTCTCCATTGGGGCCCTGAGATTGTGTTGTTTGCCCCGCTTTACTTGCATCCTCAATTAAATTAATCGTTATCCCAGATGTCGTTTTGGCGGCTATCTGTCCATCAACTACGCCACCGTCGGCATAGCCTCGATAACCTTTACGCATAGCTTCTACTGTCGCGACGCCACCGGCTCTTGCTACGTCTAATTGTGACCATACAACCTCCCCCTTATGCACTACCCCAGCTGGTTCGTATTTACCACCGGCACCGGTGTAACCACCAGATGCATAACCAGGTCCATCAACTACGCCACCGTCGGCATAGCCAGGAAATAAACTACCGACAATTCCTGCAATCATTTTTTGCGATGCAATCTTGGCTAGGTCATCTAATATTGATTGAGCAAAACTACTGAAGTCTGCTTTCCCTGTTGTGATAAAGCTTGCTAGTGCATCTGACATGCCGCCAAATGCACTGTCCATCAATGCTTCCGTTTGGCCAGCCATGTCTGAGGCTGCGTCGATGTAATTTTGCATTGATGACCGGGCGCCATTTGTCCAGTCCGCTTGTTTTGCATCGAGCTCGTTGTAGTAATTATCTTGTTCATTTAGTAATGCTGTTTGATGATCTTTCAGCATAATTAACTGCTGCTGGTATTCTTCATCAGTCGTTTTACCTGCAATGTTGTCGGATAGTGCTCTGTTTTGCTGACGTTCAATACTGCGCTCTATACCTTGCTTGTCAGTTAATCGCTGCTGTGCTTTATCACCTAACCCAAAACCGGCTAGCTTATCTGCATTTCGTTGCTGCTCTGCGGCTAGATTAGCGGTGAGATTGGTGCTGTAATTTTGCAGCCTAATGGATTCATTGCGTTTGCTGATTTCTTCGTCTAATGCGACATTTTTTTCTAACTGAGCACGTATAACCGATTGCTCAGCCAGTAAGCTTTTTTGCTGGGCGGTAAGTACGTCTTTGTTTTTGATGTCTGCAATTTGTTGTTCAAACTGCACTAACTCTTTTTGCGATTGTGTGAGCTTAACGTTTGACTCAAGTTGGCCTTGCAAACTGGCGTGGGTTTCACGCAATCGCATAAGGTATGTTGTTGCTGCGTCATCTGCGAATGCTTTAGATTTGGTCGCGGAGTCTTTGAACTTTTCATCAATTGATGCGAGGTCTTTCTTGATTTTTTCTGGGTCAAGCAGCGCACTATTCGGGTCAGCCTTGCGTACTTTTTCTATGTTACTTAAGTATTCGGCTGTCGCCTTGGTGCGTTTTTGTTCGTTGGTTAGTGTTTCGTCTGACACTTTTGCAATTGCACGCTGAGCTTCAATAGACTCTTGAGTTAGCTTGGCACGCTGTGCTTGATTTTGTGCAAGTTTTTCGGCAGATACAATTTGCTTTACCAGCTCGTTTCCTTCTGCTTGTAATTTTGCAAGGAGATTTTCACGGCGTACAGCTTCACCACCCGAGCCTTTACCTAATGCTATAAGCTCATTTATTTCTTTGGTGTTTACAGCGAGCTTTTCTTTTAACGTGTCCATTCGTCCAATATCAAGGATTTGGTCCCATGATATTGATGCACCGGTTTTAATCGCTTTCCATGCTTTTTCTATACTGCCAAGATTGCTGGTGATTTCGGTTGTTCTTTGATTAATAGCATCGCTATATGATTTAAATGCTAAATCTGCTGCCTCGGTAGTTTTACCTGATTCTTTTAATGAGACGATTTGCTCATAAACTGCTGCGGTTAAAAAATTGTATTTTTTATTAAGCTCTTCTACCGCTTTAACTGGGTCATCTGCTAATTTCGAAAATTCAGAGACGGTGTCAGCAACGGCTTTACCCGTTACGTTTTCCATTTGTACAGCCGCTAAACCGACTAACTCAATTTGATTGGCGGTAAACTTCCCTGTACTCGCAATTTCAGCCAATGCAGCCGCGGCTTGTCTTTGCGTTCCGCTGTAGTTTTCAATTCGCTTAGCAGACTCAATGAGTTGATCTGATGTTGTGCCAGCTGAGTTACCCGTTAGGATGAGTGAGTTACGCAGCCTATCTGCTTCCATGCTGCCTTGGTAATAAGCTAGCGCCATTACACCTACAGCCACAGTCACTACCGATGCAGGATTTACCAACCCTGCAATATATGAACCCATGGCTTTTGCCGCTGGGCCAATGCCACCAAACATGTCCTTTAACTGGCCACCTTGCTGCAAGAATACCGTCATAGGATTTTGACCTGCCTGCAACGATACCGCGATATCAGTAAACTGAGCAGGTAACCCTCTTGTTGCAAACGCCATTTGCTTTGCAGACAGCCCAGCTTTATTAAATTGAATATCACTTTTGTCTAACTGTGAACCCGTTTTACCCAGTTCGCTTCGCATTTGAGCTAAACGGCCTGCATAAAGCTCGTATTCACTGCCACCAATCGCCCCTGACTCTCGATGTTTTTGAAGCTGTCGCTCCATTTTATCTAGCTTGGCGTACTCTGCGACAAGAGGGTCTATCTGGCCCATTAAGCGCACTAAATCATTTTTCTGCTTAGTAGCCGCCCGAGCCACTTTGTCTAGTGATCGCTCGGCCTTATCCATACCAGCATTAAAACTGCCTGTTTCTGCGATCATGTTTAGCGTTAATGTGCTTAACGACCGATTAGACATTTCATTGCTCCAATGTGGGTGCCATCCTTGGCATTTTTAATTACTACGGTGTTTTAATGGCACTGGCTTGCAACATGACAAGTACATCATCAATGCTGGCTTCTTGATGTTGCTTGGATTCTGCTTGGCTAAATAGCATGAACTCGGATAAATCGGCTTTACCACCATGGATGGTGTTTATATGGTGCATTTGTGCAGCACCGATGAGTTCATGACGAGCTTGTAGACTTAATGGGCCATACTTTTCACGATAGGCCATCCAGTGCACGACTTCTTTGTGGGTTAGGTTTTGCTTGGCATGTTCGACGGTTCTTCCACCGACGCCTGCGAGGACAAGCTCGTGCCAGAATTCGTCGTCGGCGGTAAGGATTTTGGGTCAGGCGTTAGCCCAAAACCATTGACTTCGTTAATGGCGCCCCACAATGCCATGCCTAATGAGTCGCAAATTGGACCATGAGCGTCATTACCAATGATGTCGTCCACTTCAAATAACAGTGAACCATCTTCATTCACAATGCTTGACACAATGCGTGATGTGATGGAATCAACACCTAAATGAAAATGCTTGGCTTCTAGATTGGCTGTGGCAAATGATTTTTTGCGCACATAAATATTGGCACTTACCGTTTCACCTTTATCATTTAACCAGGTGATTTCTCGTTGCTCTGGTTTTGCAGGTGAATAAGAACCAGATTGAATGAGACTGGCAACACTTAATTGCATGATGTTTCCTTTTTATCTAATAACGCTCACTTTTTACTGTGAGCGTTCATGAGTGCTATTAGGTTTTAGGAACCAAAATGGGGTCACCAGACACTTGAATACCTACTGTTGACTTAACGACATCGTTTTGAGCAAACCCAAATGGGTAGGCTGTCATAAACCCATCAAATGTAATCCATGTTCTTGTTGCTGGTAAAACAAAGTCATCGTCTAAAGAGGTTGGCGCCGTGCCAACTGCGTCAGACCAGCCTAACGCCCACTTTAGCGTGGTGCCGGCCGTTTTTAATTGGTGTAAACGTAAATGACTTGGGTTTTTGGGATCGACATTTATGCCAAATGTTGCTGCACCTGGCGATTTTAGGCCTGATACAAATTCACGCGCCAAAGCTTCTAATGGGGTGGTTTCGATAGAATCAACGGCACTGTCGATACCATCGATACTGGTAACGGCAGTAATTGCCAAAACTGCGCCACCGACGGGGTCGATTGCGTAGAGCTGGGTGCCCTGTGTTTTCATACTCATATTTTTGCTCCTAACAAACGCCTTACGGCAGATAAAAAAACCCCTGCAGTTGCAGAGGCTATAGGTAGATAAAAGCTGGACTAAATTATCGTGTGACTATCCAATCCACATCAAAACTGTGTCGATAATGGCCTGTTTGTTCATCGCGGCTGTCGCCGTTATAGCTTGTTGTGTAGGCGTCTAGCTCAATGGCGAAACGTATCGCATCACCTACATTTGATGCGGATGAACCGGACTCGGCATATACGTCAATTTGCAGGCTAAACATATCGGTATCGGGCCTGTCTGACATGTAGTTGTCGGGGTTGCCGCCAATGACTTGCCAAACGGCATAGGGCTTGGCAACATTTTGCGGAGCCTGACCAAACGGATAAAGCCGCGTGGGATGAGAGCCCAGAAGTTGTGTTACGGCATCACTTGATGCGCATACAGAAAAGATGGGGGCACTACTCATGACAATGCCTTATCAAGCTCTTTTTCAAATTCAGTGACAAACCTATCTGTTACTTGGTTAACATTATTCGCTAAAGCTGGGCGCATAAATGGGTTTGCCCGGGAACGTTCAGTACCAAGTTCGATTAAGTGCCAATGTGGTGTATTTCCTTTGGCCCCTTCGTCTTTGTTTGGCACCGGAATGCGACCGCGTTTACTGGCGACCCCTACCCGATACATGATCACCCCTTTTTGACGAAATAGCCTGCTAGCAAACTGCAATGTGATGTTGTCTCGAATGCGGCGGCCAGTCTTTGGATCATCTACTGCAAGCGCATTTTGCTGAGCGGCTTTTTTTACAATACCAGCCGCTTTGCGCAACGCTGTGCGGGTGCCTGTATCATTAACCGTTTGGCTTACCTTGTTCATTCTTGCTTTGACATCTTTAACACCAAGCAAACTAAATTTAAACTCAGCTGGCATATTAAGCCCCTTGATTAACACCGTCTTTACAGCGTAAACGCCACTCTTGACGCCCTGTGAAGTCGGTTTCAATTGAGTGGATGTCGTATACTCTGCCATCCCACAATATGCGGCACTGATAAAACAAGCTGATATCGATGGGAAACCAGCGTATGTTAATTCTTGCGGTGGTTTCAGATTGTTTAGCATCCGCGGCAATAAACTCACGTCCGGCGCCTGTGAGCACTTCAGCGGGTACGCTATTAAGTAGCGTTGTGCCTAAAATATAGGTTTGCCATCCAAACAACTCTTCGCCTGATTGCGGATCTTGTGTTTTTACAGGCTGTTGTATATGAATTCGGTGACGTAGTCTGTGAGATAACATTACACGCCCCAACCTGTTCGATACGGCGTTAATTTTATTTCAGCGGCTAGACGCAATTTGGCGACGTCATCTGGTGCAGCTTGATAGTTTGCTTGTAGCAATATCATTACCCCCATAGTCACGCTAGGCGGTAACTTTCCTGTACTTTCTACAATCAAATTGGTGAGGGAGTCCCTTCCCAAAAATTGGCAGGCTTCGTCTTCAGCGGCGTCGAGCAAAAGTTGTAGCTTTTCATCATCGGCATCATGAATGATATCCAGATAAGGTTTTGCTTGGGTTAGTGTTATCAGGCCCACCGCAGACTCCTACTTAATTTTTTAATCACTACTTGGTCTTTTTGCTTGTGTCAGTTTTAGCTTTTAATGCTGCTTCTTCATCTGCTTTAGCTTTTAATGCTGCGGCTTCTTCATCAGCCTTAGCTTTTAGCTCAACCTCTTCGTCTGGGGCATGGTCAACCATACCAAGTGCTTTTAGTTCATTGAAGTTATGTTGCTCAACCTCAAATGGTTTTGATTGTTTGGTTTTGACTTCTTTTACGAAATAAAACGATTTCAGTGCAATAGCCATAACAGTAGCCATGGGGTTCTCCTAGTTAAAAACAATAAAGGCTGAACATTGTCAGCCTTATATTGATTTACTTGTCAGTTAAGTGATTAAGTAGCAGTTATACGAAGGTAAAATCGCCAGTCACAAATGCTTCAGGGCGATATACCGCTAATGCTAAGCGCTCTTCGGCACGAATACTGACCATGTTGTTTTCGAAGTCTTTGTCGTTCTCTGTAGAGATTAAGACTTCAATGTCCATGCGGTCGTAAATCTGTGCACCCATTTGGAAGGCACCCACTAAAAATTCATTTTGAATAATTGATTGGGTTTCAACGACTGGGCGGTTCCAAAGCGTTGGTGATGTTTGCCCCTGCGGCTTACCGATGAGGTAATTTTTATTACTGTCTTTGAGCATTTCAATGATGGCCCAATCGATAGGGTTTAACACAATGCCGTCTGCTGCATATTCAGCTAATGCCGCTTGCAGTAATGCTAAGCGAATGCGGTCAATGTGCTGCTCTGTGTCTACCGTTGCACCAGTGGGTTTAACGTAAGCACTGGCTTGTGGAATAATACCGTGCAAGTTAGCACCTGTGTTATTGCCGTACAGTAATTGCATTTCTTCTTTGAGCATTAGCCCGTATTTTGCTCGAGCATTAATAAAGCTTTGCAGTTGTTTTGCATCGTCTAAAATTTGGCGTGAGCCTTTAAACATGTGCGCAATAGTGCGAACTGCATTGTTAACCAGACTAAAAGTAATGTCTGAATACGGTTTGCCAGTGTTTTCTGCTACAACATCTGCGTTGTTGGTAAAACCTGTCTCTTTAACATATTCAACGCTGTTACTTTCTGTTTCACCTGGTGCGATTAAGTCACGAATGGTGAGTCGACGTTCCGGGCCTGCAACAATACCTGCCACACGATCTGGACGCACTAACGCCCCACCCGAACCACCCGCGGAGGTAATGGCTGAGCGTGGCATACCAACACGACGACTACCACGAAATGAGCTATTTACGCCTTCCATTTCTTTGTCGGTGGCGACACGCTCACCAATTGACATTTCGTATTCTTCTTCACGACTTTCTGGGCCTTTTAACAGCTTTTGCTCTGCTTCTTGCAAGCGTGATTGTAATGCACCTTGCTCAAGTAAAAGCTTATCCACTTTGTCGCGTGTTTCAGCATGCATTTCACCAGATGCTTTAATTTGCTTATTGGTTTGCTCTGCGGCTGATTTAATTTGATCGCTGATTTTTGCTAGGTTAGTACCTAACTCTTCAACTTGTTGTTCAAAATTTGGATTTGGCATAATCGCCTCCGATTAGTTAATTAAGATTGTTTTAGACGCATTGATTAATGCGCTTAGATCTGGGGCGACAGCGTTTTGCGTATCGGACACATCAGCATTGTGCGTGATGCCGCCAGTAGCGCTCGGCGTACTGGACTTTAAATCTTGTAGTAGTTGACGACGTTCGCTGCGAGGAACACCGGCTTTGGCCATGGCCGCATCCACTTTACGAATTGAGTTTGCATTGCTGTTGTCAGTTGATTCGCTAATTTCATCTGCAGATAAGGTGCCTGATGCGAAACCCAGTTCGACCGCTTTTTTGCCACGAATAAAGGATTCTTCATCCATCATTTTGGCTATGGTCTTTTCGCTTTGGCCGCAACCTTCTACATATAAATCAACCATGGCGGCGTCGAATTCTTCCATATCATCGGCAACGTTACGCAGTGCATGGCGATTTCCTACTGTGTATACCCAGCAATTGTGGATCATCAAAAAAGCAGAACTGGCAACAAATCTTGCGCCATCGGCACCGGCCATATAAATAACAGACGCTGCTGAAGCAGCAAGACCAAGCACCTTGGTAGTCACTTTGCCTTTGTGCTCAAGTAAGCGATTGTATATAGCAATACCCTCGAACATATCGCCACCTGGTGAATTAATGTAAACGGTGACATCGTTATCGTTGCCAATGCTGCGAAGTGCGGCATCGATACGTTTGAGAGTGACCCCTTCACCGTACCAGTCTTCGCCGATGATGCCGTAAACGGTAATGGTGGTCTCGGTGTTTTCAACGGCGGCTTTAATCGCTGGGTTCCACAGTTCTTGCGCACGCGGAGAGATATCGCAGCGCACTCCGCTCTGCGTAAAACTTTTTGGAAATGGCATGATTTACTCCTGCTTGTCTTGATTTAGCCAGTTCATTAACGCTGCTTTCGCTTTGTCTGATTCTGACTGGACACCAAGTTTGTCTATGGGTGATAAGTTAGTTTGAACCGTTAGCACGTCTGCATTACCACCACGACGCGGTAAGTTTTCTTTAACTCGGCAATCATCACGAGTGTAAATGCCGTTTTGGGTCATTTTGCTGTAGAATTCTGCGCGTGAACTGCTATCGCCACGTAACAAGGCTTCAAGGTTGTATTGAGCATATTGGGTTTGGCGCTGCGCTGGGGTTAGCAAGTTGATGTAAATTGATTGCTCAATCCGGCGTATCCAAGATGATAATGTTAAGGTGACAAAGCCGATCATCTTTTGCTCTAACCCTGTACCCCAGTTACTGTCTTTACCTCCAAAGCCAATTAATGAAGGGTCAACTAAAAACCAGCGGCAGATTTCCTCAACACTGTGATTCCGCGATTCAAGTAACTGGGCATCTATGGGGTTAATGCCGATTAACTCTGGTGTAATACCTTGTTCTAACACAGGGGATTTACCCGCATTCATCGCGCCAGTGATGGTTTTGACATATTCACGAAATTCAGTTCTTTGCTCTGGCCTTAATACCCTGTCAACTTTAAACGCAACGGTTTTTGTCATACCGTTTTTAAAGGTGTTGGCACTGACATCTTCGGCTGACATTGCCCCGCCAAACACGTTGGCACCGTATGAGATAGTGGATAAACCAATTAGGCCGTCTAACGAGAATGCTGGAATATGCATCATATTTTGTTTGAGGATTTGGCGTTTTTTACCCTTGCGGCTTGTATACCAGTAAATCAAACTGCCGTTATCGGCTAAGTCTACATCCACTCGATGTGGCATTAAGAAATCCAGCGCAATGATTTCGTTACCAGAACGATGAATTTCAATAAAGGCATTCCCTCGCAATAACATTGATGCTAAAACCGCCTCCCAAAATTGCATTGACGTCATGTCTGCGTTTGGACGGTGGCTTAATACATTGGATAAGCTGCTTTGAACTTGGCTTCGCCCACCATCTGATTGGCGTTCATACAGACCTAGTGGCAACATGGCTACTGTTTCTGAGATACGTCTTACGCATGCCCAAACTGCGGCTAGCTGCATTGCAGTGTTTACATTGACGGTTTTACCCGTTTTGGACGTGGCCATTAATTGCGACCAAAAATCACCGTCAGTTAGGCGTAATGTTTTACCCATGAAACTGTCAAATGACGCAAAAGGTTGATTGGCGGCAGCTTTTGCAATTGCATGGGTTAGTGAGTTTGGCTTCACGCTGTCATTCCTTTACGTAAAAATGAAGCGCCAGCAAATGAAAACACTGATGCACTGACTAATGACCAACCAAGGCCGAATAGAATATATGTGCCAGCAACGGCCAGTAATGAACCTGACAACGCTAAGAATATGAATACTGCGAGTGGTAAGTTCATGAGTAAATTGGGTCCCGTATTGCCTCTAACCAATCTTCATCGTCATCAATGTCTTGAGACTCTAACGCGGTGCCCACTGCCATCGCTGCAGCAACCACACCATCGATGCGACCGGTTGATTTTTTTTTGGTGAATATTCGATTATCTTTGGCATCTGCTTCAAGCACTGCGCTAGCGGCATTCCACCGAAGACATGGATTAACTTTTATTCTGATTTCTTTGTCAGTGATCAGCTTTTCAAATAGTTCGATAGACCTTGGCATCCACAGATTTGATTCTGATGCCTTGTAATACCCCTGCCCGTGCTTAACTAAAGGGATGTAAACGTTTGCCTCTACAAGTACGGGTTCTAGGTAATTAATCCGATATTGGTCGAACCCAATGCACTTAATGTCGAACTGAGCAGATAAATCTGCGATGCGTTCAGCCACAAAGCTGTAGTCAACGGCATGACCTGGCGGCGCCTGGATAAACCCTTGTGTTAACCACGCTGTATAGGGCACATTGTCTGTGCGTTCGCGATCTAACAGTGTGTCTTTTGGGGTCCAGAACTCGACAAGTAACGTTTTAATCCGCGGGAAATAAAGCCCTAACGCGGTTAAATCTCGAGTACCCGATAAATCTAAGCCCCCGTAACACTCTTCACCGATGAGCTCGTTAATGTCGATATCGTCTTCACAGTCTGTCCATGTGTCTGCTGATAACCATGGCGATGCAGAGTCAACCCACTGGCAAAAGTTAAGCCGCCTAACGATGCTTTCTTTTGCTGGCATGCCCTTGGCTTGGGTAACCTGTTCACGCAAATATTTATGAGTGAAAGTATGCCCAAGTGATGGGTTTGCCTTTGGCCAACAACTTTCATCATTGATGGGGTCATCGCCTTCGTCTAACGAGCAGATAAATGCAAAGAACGAATCATCTTCTTTGGTACCGGTACAAATTGATTTTCCGTATTCATGGTATGAGTAACAAACGCTTGTTCTGTCATGGCCTGAGTTGGTGATCATGAAGATCAGCGCTTGCTTGCGGCCTTTAGTACCGGCTCGCATCATTTCTACAACGTTGTTATTTTTGTGTTCATGCACTTCGTCAATCAGTGCCATATGTGGACGTGGCCCTGATTGACCGTTGTCTGAACTAATCGGCCTAAAGAACGAGTTTTTTGCAATATAGGCTAGGTTCCAGACGCTTTGCCCTGTACCTGATTTCTTTAATCTTGAGCTTAATTGTGGCGATTGATTGACCATTGATACCGCATCGCGAAACAAAATCATCGCCTGGTCTTTTTTGGTCGCGGCGGCATACACCTCTGCGCTTGCCTCTCCGTCAGCGACTAAACCGTATAAACCAATACCGCCGGCTAACGGGGATTTACCTGATCCTTTGCCACTTTCGACATAGCACATACGAAATCGGCGAGTATTGTCTGCATCTTTCCAACCAAACAATGAGCCAACAATAAACGCTTGCCAGTCTAATAGTTGAAACGGTTTGCCTTCATGATCACCGCCACTTAGCCTCAAGACTTTGGGAAAGAATGATATAGCCCGGTTTGCAGCGTCTAAGTCAAAATAAAGGCCACGTTCATGGCCTGTTTCTAAATCTTTTAGGTGACGTTTGCAGGCATTGCGAATGTCGGGACCTGCTAAAAACTCACCGGATACGACTTCCTTTGCCCAGCGTGTAACTCTGTCTTGATGGTTATCCGAAGAACTCGTCGATTTCTTCTTTTTTCTTACTACCATCGGTTACCTGTACTTTGCTTCTAGCGGAAGGGGTTAATCCAAACTCAACGAGATAACCTTTAAAGCGTCGGTCTGCGTCAGCTAGCATTTGCACTGCTGGATTTGCTTTCATCAGCATTTGCTCGACCTGGGTGAATTCTTTGGTTTCATCATCGACGTTTTCGCCAATGATCTTGATGCTTTGATAGGTTCTGCCGTTTTTCTTTATTTCATCACGTAATTCAAGGATTTCTGCGTAAACATCACATAAGCGCTCAAGGGCTAACCCATCGGCTAGGGTAAGAACACCCATATCTTTTAGCAGCTTGGTGAGCTTTTTCCACGCAGATTTAGCTCTAGGGCTTAAGTGAGCGGGCATGCGTGGAATGCCAGGGGCAAGCTTTGGCTCTTTTTTATTTAGTGCGCGCTTGCCAGGGTTGCCTGTGACTAACTTTAGCGCGGTGGGGGTAGCTTTTCTGCCAGCCACTTTTACCTCGCTTATTTATTCCAATGATGATTAGGATCCGTCGGTTGGCCACTTGTGTCAGCACCAAGCTTTACACCTCTATTCTCCATAATTTTCTTAGTGCTATCGTGACAAGGCTTACAAAGTGGTTGCCAGTTTGCAGTATCCCAAAATAGGGTTTGGTCACCTTGATGCGGCTTGATATGGTCAACAACAGATGCCGCTACAATTTTTCCTTGTTCTTCACAAAAGCAACAAAGGGGGTTACGTTTTAAAAATGTCTCTCTGGCTTTTTGCCATTTACCACCGTAACCACGCTCTGCGGTTTTGCGCTTATCATCACGCCAACTTATGCCTTTGTTCATAATGTGTCTGGTTCATCTAAATAAACTGAATCAGTGTTTTCTTCTGCATCCGCGGCCATCAGATGGTCCATTATGTCTAAATTACTGTTCACCAATTGGCTGATTGCGATTGTTTGCTGATTCAGCGCTTCGGTTTGTGCCTTTAATGCTGCAATTAATTCTTTGGTTAATTCATCAGACATCAGAATCACCATGATTAATGTGGTTTTTTAACGCTTCCATCCTTGCTTTGTGATATTCACTGTCTCGAGCTTCCGCCGATTGCGTTCGTCGATACTGAACGATGAATAAAACAATCGTTGACGCAATACCAAGCAACAAGGCGATATTGCTTAATGAAAGAAAACCGCCTATCGCTGTTGATATGGAGGCGATGTAACTTCCTGTTTGAACAGTTTTATCCATCATCGGCGTCATAGTTCTGTCTATCATGGTTTCGCCTACTTATTTGTAGACAGGTTAGATTGATGTTCATTAATCCAGGTCTGCAACGCGAACCAGTCAAGGTCACAAAGAGAAATCACTTCAATTAATGAATTTGTATAATTAGAAAGCTCTTGATTCGTTGTGCTGAAGTAATCCGGTACTAAGCATTGGCTTATCAGTTCCTTTGGCGGGAACACATAAACTGTCTTTGTTACGGTGACTGTTCGCACATTTGGCTGACTGCTCGAGCACCCGGTTAATATCAACAGGAATAGGAGTGTTACTCCAAGAAATCGTTTTTTCATCGGTTGTCTCGTCAAAGATTTTCTTAAGCGCTTTGTTACTTTCTGCAAAATCATTCTTGATTGCTGCTCTGTGCTGTTCTCTCGCGCTAAATGTTTTAGCCAGCAAAACCGCACTATCGCGCAATTTAATTTTTTCTAGCTCGGCAACTTCTAGCTGCTCAGTAATAGAGGTCAAATCCCTTTGCAAGTTTTCCCTGGATTGCTCGGTTCTGGCCAAATCACTCTTTAACAGTGCTATTTGCCCTTGATTGACATTAAAAACAGCCACAAAAATCACGCTTGAAACAATTAACAAACCGACAACTAACACAATGATTTTATTCTGTAATGTATTGAACATTTTGATCATTCCTTCGCGCTATAAAAAAAGGTTCCATTTCGCGGTTTTGTATAAAGATGGGAGCGAACGGTCAGGAAGCCAAAAGCCCCAAGGTTTAGTCCCGCCCTCCCCATTGCGAACTCCCAACACGGCATAATAGGCGTTGATTTCAGGAACTTTTATTAATTTTTTGACATCTGAAGGGGCAGTTTTAAACCCCCTCTGTAATCGTTTCTAATCGCGTTGAGCTGGGCGTGATTATCGTTGTGATTCAATGCATCGCCTGTGTCGGTCTTGGGCACGAATCCAAACCCCATAACATCTTTTATTCCCAGGCGTTGAACAATCATAACCAGCAACCGTTCGATACTGGGGCAGCAACAACGCATCACATGCCTGTATGTATTCACCATCAATCAAATGTGTTCGCATTGGCGAGGCTATCCATCGGCCAATGCCGTATTGATAAACCCAATCGATATACAGATCATATTCAGACTGAGTGAGTTCAACGCCAGATAAACTCTTACGAAATCGCTTCTCATCTTTCGATATATGCTCTTGTGCAGTCTGCAGTGCTTTAACTGGGGTAATCGTTTCGCCCAACTTAACTGGTCTACCATCACCATGATAAGTAGAACCAAATCCAACAGTCGGACGATCCCCTTTAACGGGAACGGTTGCCGTTGGTGAGAAACCTTCTGACACAATAAGAGTAATGAACGCAGCAGCTGAAAGACTAAGGCCAGCAACCAGTGTTCTGTTACGCATGCTCATTACTTACCGATCCTTGGTGTTCCTGATGGACCAGTATCAGGTGATTTTGCCGCCATTAGTTCAAAGCTTTGACGCTGTAACTCTTCGGCATTAGATAGAAGCTGAACAATTTCACGGTTATTACTTTTAACAGCTTCAGCTAACTCACTCGTGTCATTAGCTACACGTGCAGTCTTCTCTTCAACTTCAATCTGTAATTGCTTCAACAGTTCTTCAAGCTTGAATCCATTTGGGTTATCAACACTCATTAGGACTTTATTCATTTTGATCACCCAAAACAAAAAGCCCCAGCAGATGCTGAGGCTTAAAAGTATTTAGTAGTTTATCGCTGATTGATTCATTAACGGGGCGCGAACCCGACCTGCGTCATGTCGTTATCTAATATAGAAAGAGCGACTTCTATTCACTGACTGCGTTGATTTGTGAACTGTAGAAAGCAAAAAACCACCGATAAGGTGGTTTCATTAATGCGTAGTTTTCACAGCATGGGAAAATCATAGACGAAACATTAAGGCGATGCAATAAGTATTTATTAAACTAATTTTAAAGTCCGTTCAATAATTACTAATCTGTATTATCTGTAAGTGAAAGTCGTTTTTTTAAAGTTGACGGAACAGATGTAGAAAATGGACCATCTACACCGCAAACATCGCATAGAAGATATATCACATCATTTATATTTCGGTTGCACCAATTAAATGGGATATGCCTTTTAGCTGAGTCATGATTAACTTTAGCACCACATGAATCGCACTCATACATGCTACTCATGAGCGTTTTTCAACCTAAAGTGTAAGCTATTAACAGCCTTTACAAACGCTTCAAATTGCTGCCAATCATTGAAAGTTGCGTACTCTCCATCGTATGAGTCACCAATTGGGCCAATAGCAATTTCCGGAACTCCATGATTATCTGCGACAGATACCTGTCTTGGTTGACAACGAACTCTTGAGTTATCGTCTTTTGTTACTTCTTCATCATAAAAAAATTGAGTGCCCATAATTATCCTTTAAAATATTGTTATTATTGAAGACCAAGATGTTTTCTTAATGGTACTACTTCAAATTTCGAAATTTGTATAGGAATATACTGAGCCCCAAGGTGTTCTGCTATTCGAGTTCTATGTCGACCATCAACAAAACCAACACTCCAAACATACTGTTTTTTTGATACCAACCCCATAAATGACGTATTAATTGACTCTCTACATCTAAATCCTATCCTCGGCATAGGCATATTGTAACACTCAGGATTTTGGCCTTTTATGTACTCTTCGCGCTTTTCTACAGTCAATTGCTCAGCAGACTCAATCATCTTAATGTAAGGGTCGATACACACATCTATAAACTGCTTCAACGGTACACATATCACAACCCATTCATGCCCGAAACGAACTGAAGGTAGATCTGTTTGCCAGAGCAAGTGAGTATAAACAGAACCACTGGGAAGGGGGATTTTAAATAAATCTGAGCTAATCCTTTGGACCCTCAACGAGTCAGGTAAAGTGACATCCATGTTTAAACCGTTAGTGAAAATATTGACCTCTTACATTATAGATTAACTTTCTACGAACGATAAGTCACTATCAAATATCTTCCTGTTTGGAAGATTCAACAATTAACATCAAACCCTCTATATGAAACGGTTTACGGTGTTACATCAATAAATGCTGTCTTGGTGCTGTCTTGGTTATGTAGGTTAACGAACACATCATTTTATTTGCGATTACGAAGGGTTAAATCTAACTTGTAAGCGTTATTTACAAGTTAGAAAATATTCATTGATTGGGAAAGCTTTCGAAGAAGTGGACTGATTTTAATGAGGCGGTTGATAAAACATTACTTACCAATACTGAACTGCCCTAAGCTATCCCTCTTACCAAAATGAGTTTGACCACGTTGTTCATCGACAAAATATGCCCAGTTATGTAGGCGATATTCTTTATCGCCTAACAGTCTACCTATCACCTGATCGGCAGCGTGATAGATGGCGTTTGGATAATCATGAAGATCAGCGGGAAGCATCGTATCTACCAGAATACAGCTGTTTATTTTAAATGAAGTGCCTGGTGGTGTAGTACCAACCATATAAACCAAACTGCTAATTTTTTCTTCTGAATGCAAAGGTACACCAACACGTTCATTGTTACCTTCAAGTATGCCTGATGACATCATACATAGCCTCACACTTTAAAATTATCGTAATTTACTCACGGTCAAATTATCACAGATCAATGATGTTGGCACATCCCTTATCACCAACCCTATCTTCTTAGCATAGTAATACTCGGCAGTAGCCCCTGCTGATTTGCGCCAACCAGGTAACATCACCATCTCATTGCATGCACGGATCATGGCATAGCAAATATCCATGTACTGAGGTTCTGTGAGTCCAGCGGGTAAACTAGCTGAGTGCAACACCACACGATCACTTGATTGCAATTGTTCTGCCGCACTAAAGAACGCCTGCTTATTAATATCGATGTTGCCGCTAATTGGCCCCGCTATATAAGTGGTAATCATTTAGTTCTAACCACCAAACAAAGCATCTTTGTAACACTTAAGCTCTGCAATCGATTCTCGAATATCCGCCAGTGCTTCATGCTTATATTCTTTAGCGCCCACAGCTTTCTTTTCCAACTCAGGCGCCCATGCTCTGGCCGCGAGTGCTATAGCCGAAATATCTAACTGGCGATAATGCAAGAACTCATGCAAGCGTGGCATTTGGCACAAGATGTACGAACGATCGAACATGATTGAGTTGCCGGCGAAGATAACACCTTCTTTGGTTTCTCGGTTATAGGGCTCAATGCCTAAAGCTTTTAAGTGATCTAATATCTGCTGCTCACATTCTTCTAATGAATAAGCACCTGATCTAACCTCATCAAGTAACCCAGTTTTAGTGTGTGCATCTATGGCCCACTCATGCGAACGGTTGATCATGTCTTCACTTTGGTGAACAACCACTCTAAGTGCGCTGCCAAATTGATTTAATTCTTTATCGGTAACCACAATAGCCAACTCAAAAATTGGATAATACTCCATTCCTAATTGACCATTGGCTAAGCGACCATTTAAGCCGCCGGTTTCTATATCACCAAACAAAAAGTAACTGTTCATTAAAATATCCCTTAATTAACCTGGCCATCTGTTATAGCGAAGCGGAGGCGGCGTTGGTGGTGGAGGCCTATCACCCTTGTTATTATCTGTATTACCTTCAATAGCCTTTGCTACAGTGACTGGAGTATCACCAACAAGTAATTCACTGCCATCACTAAAATAGATACTTGTTCCTGAATCACTATTGGATGAGTACTCCTGAAAGTGTAATATTTCAGAAAGCACTACATGCTGACGAGCTGAACGGCCATAACCGCTAAAACTAGCTACCTTACCCATGCGTACCTCACTATTTAATTAACCACTAAAACTAACAAACAACAATATCGCCATCTCCATCAATTTTGACCCCAGTAACCATTTGCACGTTATCTTCGAATTCGGCATACACTCGCCCAAACAATTCACAGTCTTGAATTGCCTGCCTTAACGCTTCAACTGCTTCGCTCTTTGATTGTAATTTACTCATTAAATATCTTCCCTTTGTGAAGATGCAGAAAACGACCTAAAACACCCGCCAAGCCTGCGTTTTAGCCGTTCACTAAATGTGTTCTATCTTGGTAATATCTAGGTCGATTACCGAGGTAAACGGATTAAAAACCGCCATTAAATGGCCATGCCACAACTCGATTGCCGCCCTTTTCTGCTCTGCTAAATATGTGTGAATATACGCCTGGTCTAACTTGGTCATTGAGTGGTTCAACATCTGCTCTGCGACCATATAATCAACCCCTAAATCAGCCCAGCATGACCTTGCCAACTTACGTAAATCATGTGCCGTCCATTCACTTTGGCTAACCTGCTTCACCATACTATTTGCCAATCGCTCATCAATTGCACCTGAACGCATTTTATGAGGAAACAAATAAGCCCCGCGATAACCGCCTGCCAATTGATTACGTTTATGCCAATCCAACACTTTAGACATCAACGCAGTGATTGGGATGGTTAACTGAGCCTGTGTTTTTGTGATTTCAGCAGGGATAACCAATTTAGCGTTCGCTTCATCGTAATACGACCACTTCAACAATCGGGTTTCACCAATGCGAGTTCCATAGGCCAGCATAATAAATATCAACACTGCACTATCCTTTTTAGCCTTGCCGATGTTGGTCAGCAGCTGCAGTAAATCAGTTGCTTGAAGTTTAGGCGGTTTAGTGGCAATAGGTGTTGAAATAAAGTCTGTAAAGCGAAGTGACGATAATGGGTCAACACTAATCAACTTAAGCACTGTAGCCTGTTTAAAGGCTTTACGTAAAATAGCGTAATACTGGCGAACACTGCCAATAGCGTATTTAGACTGCAGTGGCCAAATCAGTAATTCATCGACTTTATGGTGATTAAGCTCACTTAACAAAACATCCCCGAGCACAGGCAATAAATGCTTACTAATGGCACACTTAATGTTGCGTTTTCGCTTTGTCGATAAACTATTGTCAGATTGGGACCGGGTTAAATACCACTCAAGCAACCCTTTGCAGCTTAGCCAGGTTGTCACGTTAATATTGTTGTCTTGCCTGTGTTGCACTGCCAACGTAGGTAAACCGTCAATAATCACCTTAGCACCAACAAGTGGCCAGCTACCTACCTTTTCCCAACGGTCTTTACCATCTTTATAGGTGATCAAATGCCAACTCCCCGCTGCACGAGACTTTGACACTCTCAATCGCAGCGGATAACGCGGATCCCTAAGCTCAGTCACCGTGTTGTCAACCATAGAACGTTTAATTGCTGCGTCACTAAATTGAATCGTTGCCACTGCCATCAGTCCAACCTCATATTATTCGCGCTATTCTCGTAAAACTGAGCAACAGATATCGACTCTCTATCTTCAACCGACAGCCCACAATGAAACAAGGATTCAACCAACTTAGAGATAAGCTCAAACTCACCCATAATCACAGCCTGTTGCTTATTAACCAGGTCTGTTAACCCCTCAGCATGTACACCACTGCCACCGCAAGCATCACACTCATAAACATAAAAAAGCGGTTTAGTGTTACCTGCACCGTTACAAACCTGGCAGCGTGGTAGCCTGCTAATATCTGACTTAACCTGGCTAACTCGCTTAACCAGCTGGTTATACTTATCTAGCGATAGAACATGATTTTTCCGGTAAGCGTCATAACGTTGCATAGCCAAAGACTGCATTGCTAACGCGCTGGTCAAACGTAAATTTAAACGCTCTAACGGCTCAACTCGGTGGCTATCTGCATTGCCTATTGCACTGTGGCTATCTAATTCATCTTGGATAACTCGAATGCATGAATGCACGCCACAAGCCGCCTCATGGCAACCAATTGACTCAAACTGCTCGGCCTCCCTGCCTAAACGAACAACCAAGTCTTTTACTGTGTGGATCATTAGCCTTGACTCCCACACATATGCTCAGCTTTGATGATGTTTAATATTTGGTGCCCATATCGCTCTGCATCGTTAACTTGGCGATACAAATCATCAATTGCATCCATGTACAAGTCATAAAACACTTTGCTGAACTGCTCTTGAGTCACCGTTACATTAACCAAAGCTGAGAACGTGCCGGCTAAATTATCTGTGGTACTTAACCTAACGCCTGTACCGGCACAACTTGGACAACCACTATACGCATCGTATCGACGAGGTAACCGGTAACCAGTACCATTACAGGTTTTGCACGTTCTAGAATTGCAGACTTCAGCAACAACCATTAACGCCAATGCATTAGCCGCTTTGGGTTTTAAATTCTCAGTAACAAACCGGGCAGACAACGCCGCAATCAATGCTTTTTTCATGTCGCTGTCATCATTAACTCTAACCTCTAACACTCTAGCCCCAATTGGGAATTTTCCCTGGATCATCGCAACCACCCCAATCGCATCATCTTTACTAAAAACCCCAAAACCACCCATCACAGCCGCAATGTCGAGCGACTTAGGTGAAATCAAACAAAACAATCGCTCTAGAGATACCATTGCCAATCCTTATAAATATTCTGCAAGCGTGTAAATTAGTGCCAGTAATTAACCAAACAATGCAATCAACGCTGCATCACGGCTATCTTCATTACTGCGACCAGTCCAACCGGTAATTTTATTAAAATAGTTACTATTCTTTTTTGCCGCTTTAATTGGGCCGCGCAACGGTTTCACGAACTGAACACGAATACCGTTATCCTCGAGCACTTCTTTTATTAATCTGGCAGTGGCCTTAACCTTGCCTAAGTCCTCAGCAATACTTAAATTCACCTTCATTGCCGATCCACTCTGGCTAGGAGCATGTCCAACGTATTGCAGCAATGGGTTTTGCCCCTTATTGGTTTGCTTAAGTCGTTTAGGAAAAACAGGCTTTTTGTTATCAACATCTTCAAGCAACACCGTTACCACGCCGTGTTCATGGGTTAATCCCACTACATAGGCAATCAATTCACTAAAGCCCAAACTTTTGATAAAAATAATTTTGCCGTTAACCACCACTGCAACACCGCTTTTAGTTAAATCAGGGTCTATTCCTACTTTCATCAACTCACTCCCCTGAACTGACTTGCTATGCCATGTAAATAGGTATTGGCCAGTTTTCTACCATTAGCCTTATCACTAAAAAACAATCTCACATACTCTTCAGACACTTCATGGCGCATTGATTTAGGGATAAAACGCATCTTTTTTAAAATCCATTCAATGTCTGTTTTACCGTCAGCGTTTTTTTCTCGACTCCAAAACAGCGGATATTCCCTGCGTTCCAACCGATGAGGCTCGGCTTTGGGAGTTGTTTTCACCTCAACAATTGCACTGTACATGTCCGGTGAATCATCATTGATCGGCTTGAGTGCCATAACGCTTACGCCCCCTGTAGCTTGGCCAATTAAAGGGTACGGCAACACTCACCGCATCTTGCACTCGCTGATATGCTCGCTCGCCTAACAACTCATGCAATCCTTGTTGATTCAAATTAGTGATAAACCCTGTTGGCCTGCGGCCATACAAGCGCTTATCAATAATCCGGGTTAACCACAGCACTTCATCAGCACTGCCACGCTGTAAGCCAAGTTCGTCAATCACCAACAGTTGTGGCTTCATAAATTCGGCAATTAGTTTTTCTTCGGTTAACGAATTATCGCTGTAAGACATTCTCAATCTTGCAAACAAATCCATTACACTGATCACCACCACCGAATAGCGTTTGCTCATTAGCGCGTTGGCCATTGCACTGGCTAAATGGTTTTTACCAGTACCTGGTGTACCCAAAAACAAAAAACCTTTTCCCCCACTAAGTAACTCTTCAAACTTATCAACATAGCGCTTGGCAACATCTACAGCTCGTCGTTGTTCCTCGGTATCAATCACATAGTTATCAAACGAACACTCTAAAAAATGGGTGTTAATTCCGCTGGCGCCCATCAACTTTTCAACAACTCGCTTTTGATGCTCTGCCGCGGCAGTAATTTCAGCCTGACGCTTTTCAGCCGCAATTTGATTACGGTCAAACGGCTTAACACCATCAGGGCAACCCATTTTTTTTAATAACCGAGACAGTTCAGATGAAACAGATGGCATTGAATTCATAGTCATAGCTCCGTATTAAAATCGTTAGCAAAGTCAGCGTATGGGTTGTAATCACTGCGATGTGCAGGTACATGAAGCGGGTTACTTGGTTGATGTATCAACTGCGGTAATGGCGCCAGCCATGTTTTATTGGCAATAAACTTGGTTATGCCCAACACAAACTGGCCTGCTGCATTGACTCCCCAATTTGGATCACGTTTGGCAGCAAGTGCCAGCCACTCGAGCGCGGCTTGGCAGTCTTGGTCTGTTAGCTTTTCACGTTTCCATGCAGCCCATGCGGCTGAGTCAGACCCGCCTTTGCGGTGATTGGGGTATGCCTTAAAAAAATGGTTAAACGACGATTTAGCACAAATATCTTTTTGTCTTTCTTTTGTAGTATTGTCTTTCTTTTGTGTTGACCGTTTTCGGTCATTATTGTGACCGCTTTCGGTCAGGGGTGTGACCGTTTTCGGTTCTTTATGTGACTGGTTTCGGTCAGGGGTAATATCCTTGTTTTTGGTTTTTTGAGGATGCAAAATCCATTCTGACACAATCGAATTTGGGCCTATTTTCACCCCGTCACTTATAATGATATTTCTTCTTTTGAGTTCGCGTATGTCTGCGTTTATATGGGTAGATGCACCTTCATAGTTCATCAATTCACAAATTTGTGAAGCCGAAATCCAATCGTTTTTTTTATTAAAACCATAGGTTTTTTTAATAATCACCATCAGCACTCTAAACTGCCTACTTGTAATGGAAGCCTTACAGAGCGTGTCCACCAGCGTATTAGACAGTCGTAAATAACCATCATCTAAGTCTGCCTTCACAACCACACCCCGCTCACTTACATTACGTATGTCGGCAATAGGCCTTAACGGCACAACATTGCTATTCACATCACTGTTGACGCTATCCACTGTTTTTTGTAACATCATCTAACCTCTCAAGGTATTAAACCCACGGCCCTTCACAGCTCTAGTGGGTTTTCTTATTTTTGAACTTTTGTTAAATCTATTGAGCACCCTGCTGCAACTAACAAATGCGCAATTCCTGTTGCACTGTTTGTCGGGCAGGTTCTTACAATTGCAGCAATTGCATCAACTTGCTGCTCATTGGTTAAACGCTCAAAGTATTCTCGTTCCTCTGGTGACTCAACCACATCAACAGGTCGATAAACCAAGTTTTCTAAATTATTTAAGATGCCGACTTGCGTCCACTTAACATCAAAACCCTCGTTTATTTCATCTGCATAAACATATTTATAAGTTGTCGCGGTAATGTCCTTTACCCAAATAAGTTGCCCAAGCGCTGTTTTATAAGCCTGAGCATCTCTAGGTGCATCCAAAAACGTCACATGCACATCATTAATCAGCGCGTTATCAGGCCCTGCACAGTGTTGGCAACACCCATACTTTTCGTGTTCTTCAAACGTAATTTGGTATTCAGTGCAACCAGGGCAAAATGTTAATTCGTCTTGTTCTTCCATCCAGTTGTTATCACTTACCTGAGTCATCACATTTGGCCACTTTAAACATCAAACAAAACGCTGCAGACAAAATAATCGACAAAAAAATCCAGCCTAAAATAAATCCCATGCGACACCCCATTATATGAGTTACTTATCACTTAAGTGATTTAGCACCTGTACCCAATTTTCCGTTTATGGCTAATCGCTCATAGTCATAACGGCAATCTGCATCACAAAAATGGCTAGTAGGTCCAAGAGGCTCTATGCAGTAATGACAAAAACCTAAAAATGGCAACACAGGCTTACGTACTTTTAGTGCAGCAGCAAAATGCAATTCAGCTTCTTTTGCCGCGTTATCGGCTGCATCACTCATGCGCTCACCTTTGCACCAGGTGCATTAGTTAAACTGCGAACCTGACTGCTCACCACCGCCTTTAGCGACAGCACTTCTTTAACCGTGTTAGTCAACTCATGGCCTATAGACTCATATTCAGCCTGAGTGATCACACCATCAGCACGTGATGCCCTAATCTCAGCGAGGGCCATTCCCATTTGCTCACTAATTTTTAAAAGCTGATCACTAAGCTCTTCATCACAATTAACCGACTCAGGTAACTGAACGAACACACCACCACGGCTTTGGCACCAAGCACTTAAAATGCGGTTATCGTCAGCCATATCCGTAAGATGAATAGCATCACGCAAATACAGGTGATTACTGTCATTCTCGGGATTTAACTTGTTGTACATAACACCAGGCTGTTGAAACAACGCATGTGCAAGTTGCTCAACACCAAACTCATGCCCTAGAGCATGGGCGGCATAGAGTGGGTCAGTACATGAAAGGGTTTTGCGTTTTAATGTGCGAGTGCTCATGAGTGGGTATATCCTTATTTACGATCGGGTTGAAACTTCAACGACATGAGTAGATTTAGATGGGAGTGACTTAGATGAATGAACGGTTAACTCACCATTGGTTAGACGTTCAATTTGAAATGCACGCAACTCAGGAACGTCTTCGCCCCACTGGCTAACAGATGAATGTGTTATACCTAGTTTTTTAGCCAAATTAGTTTTGGTTTTAAAAAAAGTAACTGCGTCAGATGTTTTCATAATAGCCTCAAAAGTTAGTTTTCTAACATTATCAATAAAAGGTTTCTAATGCAAAACAAATGTAAGATTACTAACTATAAATATTTAACTAATATGGACTCGCTAATGGGTTACGAAACGCAATTACTTGGCGACAGGATAAAACGTCGAAGAAAAGAGCTTAAACTTACCCAAAAGAGTGTTGCCAAAGCATTAAATATTACTCCTAGCTCTATTACTCAGTGGGAGCTAGGGATGAACACTCCAAAAGGCATTAACCTCATAAATTTAAGCAAAACACTAGACTGCACCCCTGAATGGCTGCTTACCGGTGATGAAACAAAAATTGTAAATGCTGAGTCTAATGCCGAGTGGCATGCAGGCTTTGAGCTATGGGATGGCGACACACCACTAAGGGATGATGAAGTGGCACTACCGTTTTACAGAGAAGTTGAGCTTGCCGCTGGCAATGGTTCAACCTTCGTGCAAGAAAATGGCGGCTTCAAATTGAGGTTTGCCAAATCCACATTGAAAAAAAGCCGAGTAGAACCTGAGCATGCTGCTTGCGTTACCGTTTCTGGTAACAGCATGGCCCCTGTATTACGTCACGGCACCACAGTCGGTGTTGATACCAGTAAAAAAACCATTGTCGATGGTGAAATGTACGCTATTGATCATGACGGCATGCTACGTGTAAAAATGCTATATCGCACACCTGGTGGCGGTATCCGGATAAAAAGCTACAACAACGACGAGTTTCCAGACGAGTTTATTCAACCAGAAGACATGGGCAGTGTCAGTATTATCGGCTGGGTGTTTTGGTGGTCTGTACTTAACGTTTGGAATAATTAGTTTTACTATTTTAACAAAAGGAATTGATATGTTTATTGTAAGGCTCGCCGTGCTAGTTTTTTTGACAGTGCTCAGTGCTGTTTTAAGTCCAACATTACCATTATTCGGAATGTTGTTTATTCTTTTTGCAATACTTCTGTATTTTTACCCAATGTACGAGGCCTACATTCAAAAACAACCTGACTTCTATTCTATCTTTGCATTAAATTTATTTTTAGGTTGGTCCTTAATTGGTTGGGTAGCTGCTTTGGTCTGGGCTATTAAAAGTGTAGAGCCTGTAAAGGTAACACATACCGATACTGCACCAGCACCAGCACCAGCACCAGCACCAGCACCAGCACCAGCACCAGCACCAGCACCAGCACCAGCAAGTATCAAACCACAAAAACAAACTAAACAATGCCCTTTTTGTGCAGAAGACATATTGCTAGCAGCGATAAAGTGCAAGCACTGCGGCAGTGAGATAAATTAAATAACATATATTCAAGGAATGAAAAATGAACAGTGAACAAAAAGATTTTTTTGCAAAGTACCCTTACATACCCAAAAAATTTATTGCAATTGATGTTGAAACAACAGGTTTAAACGCCGGGGTTGATAAAATAATCGAAGTAGCAGCAATCAAATTTGATCTGTTATCAAACGATCATCTTGTTTTTGAAGAATTGATTAACCCAGGTGTTACTGTATCTAGCCTTATCACCAACATTACCGGCATCACTAATGCAATGCTCGAAGGCAAAGAAAGTTTCTTGGAAATAGCCCAAGATCTACACGAGTTTATAGGCGACTTACCTCTTGTTGCTTATAACGCTCAATTTGATAAAAACTTTTTATTCACTGAATTCTCATTAGCTAATCTTGAACTCACCAATCCTTTCCATTGCCCCATGAATCTGTCAAAACAAGCATTTACATTACCAAATTACAAATTAGCTACCGTCGCTAAACATTGCAACGTTCCACTTGATGGAGCTCATAGAGCAAAGGCTGATGCTATTGCAGCTGGCCGTGTATTCATGTGCGCGGCAACGACACTTGGCCATATTAATGAAAGAACCTAAATTTTTACCCGTTAGTAAGTCTTAGCAAACTGAAAATCAAAGAGAAATAGGATTTTCAACAGAGTGTTTTAACAACTAATCTATAAGTGCATTAAAATGAAACCAAAACTAATTCCAATTACCAAAATTGATTTAGATGTTTTAAACCCTCGCCATGAGTCAGACATTAATACTCAAGCGAAAATAATTAGCCATTTAGTTGAAAAAGATAAAATTAAGCAACTAGCTAAAGATATTGCTGAGAACGGTATCAGCCCGATTGATTTAATTGCAGTCATCGAAAATCAAAATGGAAGATTTACGGTGGTAGAAGGAAACCGCAGAGTCTGTGCACTCACTTTGTTGAACAAGCCTAACAAAAGCATCACCGCAAATAACTACTTCAAAAAACTCAAAGATGGCAGCACAAAAATCCCTAAAGAAGTTGAGTGCTTAATTTTTGATAATCGACAAGATGCAGATCTTTGGATTGAGAGAAAACACTCAGGAGAACAAGATGGTAAAGGAACCTCTGCTTGGGACTCTGAGCAAAAAACACGTTTTAATACTCGAAGAGGCAAAGCGGATATCAATGCGTTAGCTCAAAGTATTTTAGATTATGCTTCTGAAAATGGCTTTTTCTCTGCTGATACGAAAAAAGTATTAACCACCGTTACTCGATATGTGAGCAATCCGTATTTAAGGAATATTTTTGGTATTCGCTCTAAAAGCTCTAATAACGTCATTGAACTAGATGTGCCAACAGAACAATTTAATACTGTACTTAAAAGATTTTGTGAAGATATTGAAGTTGGTGAAAAAATCTCATCAAGACATAACTCGCAACAAATTGAAGCTTATGCAAAAGAGATGGTAAACCAACAGCTTGCCCCGATTACTCGCGTAGCTGAACATAAATTGGAAAGGAAACCTGAAAAACCAATTTTAGATGTGACGCAAGGGGGAAAGAAGCCGGCTGATTCGACTCACCCAGATATGAGAAAAAGTCTTATTCCAAATACATTTACAGCTCAATTCAATAATGACATTTTAAGGCGGGTGTACGGTGAACTTAAAGCAATAAAAGTAGATGAGCACCCTCTATCTGCAGCGTTAGTATGCCGAGTATTTTTAGAAAATGTGTATGAAATATTTCATACTTCAATGCTTACATATCACAATGATATGGAAGTGCATAGACGTATTCAAAAAGTTATAGATATAATTGAGAAAGATCCTTCTCTAACAAAAAAACAAAAGAATGCATTAGCTGGCCTTAAAAGAGTTGGAAACTCAACCAGTAATATATTTAACCCTAAAGCATTAGGTGCAAATGCACATGGAGCGCATTACCCTCGTGCTACAGAGTTGAAATCAGAATGGGATAACATTTCTGAAATTGTCTCTTATATGCTAGATAAAATCTATGCGCCAATTGATGGCCAAGCATAAAAGTATCTGTTAGAATCTCGGCAAATTGTACAAACCAAAGAGACACTTTATGTTTATAGCACCATCACCATTACGTTATCCAGGCGGTAAAGCTGCAATATTTAACATGGTCTCTAAAGTCATGAGCGATAATGGGCTAGAAGATGGTCATTACGCAGAACCGTATGCAGGTGGAGCAGGTTTGGCGCTCACATTACTATTTAATGACTTAGTTAGTACTATTCACTTAAACGATTTAGATCGATCTATTTGGTGTTTTTGGGATGCCGTTCTAAACCATACTCAAGAATTTATTGAAAAAATCCGTACAACAGACGTCACCATGGAAGAATGGCATAAGCAAAGGCATATTCAACAAAACAAAGATGATTTTTCAAATTCCGAATTAGCGTTCTCCAGCTTTTACCTCAATCGAACTAATCGCTCAGGAATAATCTTAAAAGCTGGCGTTATTGGTGGGCTAAAACAAGAAGGGAAATATAAACTCGATTGTAGATTTAACAAAGAAGGATTAATCGAGCGTATTACACGCATAAGTGAATATAGACATAGAATAAAACTCTATAATCTTGATGCTATTGATTTTATCAAAGAGTTAGACGAGACATTGCCAGAGAAAAGTATGTTTTGTATCGACCCTCCATATTATGTTAAAGGTTCAACGCTTTATACTAACTTTTATAATCCAGAGGATCATCAGCAACTAGCCAACTTGATCATGAAACTTGAACACTCATGGATATTAACTTATGACGACGCAGAACAAATTCAAGATTTATACCAATCGCATCCCCAATATAAGTTTAATTTAAATTATTTTGCTGCAAAAAAGCGTAAAGGCACCGAGTTACTGATTACTAGCAAAAACATAAGTATCTGCCCAACCCTTGAACTAGACGATGTTGCCTAACTCAGTTAAGCTCAAACCATACACAAAACCCGCTTCGGCGGGTTTTTTATTACCCAAATTCGACACCTACCCTCTTATAGCGCGAAACCTCTGCCACTAAACAACACATCACCGCCCCTCAAACTATTAAAACATGTAAACAATTCTAAATAGAAATAAATAATGTTAGTAAACTAACTTTTTATGTTGACACTATAAAGTTAGTTTACTAACATTTGGACTATTGATTAGCAACTGCTCAGCAGAATACCTAATCCGCTCTTTAACAAACTGAACCATGAACGACTAACCACTGATTTGGAACCGACAAACATGTCGGTACCAGGCAGTACTAGGTCACTCCAAGTGCCAGCGATGGAGGACAGAAATTCGCTGAAATAGACTTGTACGCCTCTTGCGGCGACCGGGTATCAGATTGCTCAGATAGGCAACCAACCAGGGAAAAAACCTGCGGCTGATAAGGGACATGATCCCGCCCTGCGAGCATGACCCGCAACGCGTACAACCCCGCCAACCATCGGCGGTGAGGTAGATGGACAAAGCTCCTTACTTCTTTTTTGCAATAAAGATCAAGTGAGGGCGCATTGGGAAGCAGTTTGCACAATCGGTTAAATAGCGCATTTTTTAATGAGCTGAGTTACGGCGTTACAAAGCGTCAGTTTATGGCGAAAGCTCGGAAGACCGTACACAAACTGCTTCACCAATGCGAATAAAGGAATGTTGGCTTATAAAAAGCCATCATCTAATAAGTGCGTAATATCTCTCCGTGTTCACTCCTATAACGCCAACCTGCGGCACCAGCAGGAAATCAACATAAGGACAAGCCAATGAAGTAAATATTAGTTCTACCATAAGCACAGGTCATGACTGCGCCCCGAGTTAGCATGTTCTAAGCCAGCTTTGGATCTGGTTAGGGTTAATAAGTAAAGGTCCCACTGGTAAAGCAGCACGAACGCCAGAAAGTTGTGCACCAGTTATAAGCGGCAAGATTGCGGCAGGAGACGGGTTCTGGCCGCCGGATGACGTAACCGGCAACGCTTAATCCCAAACTATCCGGAAATTCCGGATAGTTGCCTCATAAAACTACTTCACCAATGCGAATAAAAAGGATTATGCCATGCAAACATATGGCCGAAGCACATTGGAAATTGCCGAAGACAACCTGCTTGAGCTGGTTAGCCCTGTGTTTAACATCAGCCGAGGTGATGCACAAAGACTGTGTATTCATCGCCGCGAACTTGGCTCTGATTTCAGAAAGGCAGGCCAAGTATTGCTAGATGCATGGGAAGGTACAAGGGAACAAATTGAAAGCGTTAATAAACTGCTACTTGCAAAGCGATTGTGCATTTTAAAAAACTGCAATTAGCGTTACCTCTAAATCGAGTTGATTCGAACAACCAAACAACTCGATTTATTAAAACTGCATGGAGTTTCGCTATGCAATCACAACACCCCGACTTTATCGATTTGCTCATGCAGCTGATCGCTAAATTAATCCCGTTCGATTTGTTTTAACCATCACATTAGCGCGAGGAAGATATGCAAATTAACTATCAAGAAAGTAAATCAGTTATTGAGGCCAAATTGATAATGAACCTTGGCATGGCATGTCGCCTCGCATTAATGCCAAACCTAATGAAATGCCCTACCGTTCGCCAGCGCATTAAAGAGCTGGAAGACTATTTGCAGTACAACACATGCACTGCGTCATTTCGAATTAACTATGTTGAATATTCAGGTCAACTCAATGACATCTGCTGCATGCGAGTCAATTGCGCTAATAAAATCCGAGTTTACCGTACCCAGCAGCAGCTAATGCCAGTAATACACACTTGCAACAGAATAAACGACTGGCGAAATCGTCAATTGAGTATGCAAGGAGTTAACCATGGGTAAGCAACCTGCAACGTTAGACTGGTGCGATAAAAAAATTGCTGAAATGGACCAAATGATCCGCGATTTTCCGGAGCACATTCATAGGTTAACACGCTTAAAAGCGGGTTTTATCGTCACAAAAAAACGATTAACCAAAATCCACTTGCTGCATATTCGTCAATTTCAATGAGGGCATAGCGATGTTTTTTGTGTTCGGAGTGAGTGAAACGATAGTGAAAAAGGCTGCAGATAAAAAATGCAGTCGATTCACTGGGACTTATCCAAATAGACGAGAGCTATCACTTGAAGAATATCAACAAAAGCTATCGAAAACCCGTGATGACCTGTTTGCCAAAATGAAAGCACAAGAACGATGCCGTGACATTGAAATTAAATACAGAAAGCCAACCGGTGCAGTTAATCCAAAAACGAAAAAAGACGTTTTGGAATGGACCACATACATAGGCTAACAATCGAAGAGAGCAGCGTTTATGAGTTACTTCAAAATTACCAATAATAACGCAGTACAAGCATTTAAATCATTTGAAACAAGCAAAGCGGAGTTGATTGAACAAGCAACTAAATTGGCAACTCACTTCGGTGGTAAACCTATTTTTAGCAATAGAGTTGAAAGAATTTCATTTGCTGGAATCAATTTCCACAACTTTAAACAACTTGAAAACAATCACCTTTGGAGGAAGCCTAAAGCATCGAGTTTGTTTGCGTCATCACCTAAATACGGCAAACCGAAAGCAGCTGACCGCGAAGCATTAGAAGCAATCAAAGCTAAATATGAAGCAATGATGCCAGAAGAAGTTTCACGTGAGCCACTTCTGAAAGCCATCGGTACCGAATGGGGCGATTGTTTATTCACTCCTCTTTCACTGTTTCTTCACGATGACGTTATTTATCTTAATACCCGCCTTGCACTTACAGATGCAACAGAGATTTTTGGCAGTGAGTATGAAGCAGCTAAACGAGCTTATGACACCGCTAAGGTCGAGGTGGCAGCATGAAATTAAGCCAATTAAACGAGCGCGTTTTAGCTACATACCAATCATGTGTCGAAAGTCATGATATTAGCTCAGAACATATTTTATCGAGCCTTGGCAGCCTAACTGCAGTGGTAATGAATGACCTAAATGCGTTATCGGTCACGATTGACGATAACCTAAAAATAAAACTAATAAGGAATGACGTAGACGAATCAATACCCGCTTTTCTAATTGAAATGTCAAAGCAAATGCACGAACAAGATAACCGCTGCACTGCCGAACCTATTTGGCAAGTTCGCTGTAAACGCTATTTAGTTACCGAACAAGGCTATGACGAACATCATTGGGAAATAATCCGCGAAAATGACGGCTGGCCGGTGCACCGTTCTCACATAGATAGTGATTACAAAAAGCTTGCTGAAGCCTTGATTGATAGCGACGAAGAATGGTGCGTTGAATGGTGTGAAGAAATGGACGTTGAACTCGGTGATGAAGATGACTTTATCGCTAAATTCTCAATGCAATATGACCCAGATGGCTGGCTTGATTTACCTTTTGGATATAAACGTTTATATCTTCAAGAAACCGAAGAAGTAATTAAAACCTGCTTAACCGAAGTTGACGCAAGAGCTTTTATTGCGCGAAAGCAGCACGATTACCCAAAGCTTTACACCTATGTCGAATCAATGGTGTATTGCCCTCAAATGATTGAGTTGCGTAACTGGATATTGTCATTGACTAAAGCAGAGGTGAAAGCATGAGTTATTCTTTCGAAATGGATATGCCAACACCATGCCCTCGTTGTGGAGTTGTTGTTGATTTGCACGACATGGTTAGCCATCCCAACGAATTTAAATCACTGGTTTGCGAGTCATGCCACGATGCAATTGAAGCTGAAAACAACCAAGGTTTAGTCATCGATAGCTATGGCAATAAGATAGCTTGGGAGTATTTGCCTGATGAAGAATTGCTAGAAATTTGCGCTAATGGCGAGCTTATCGCTACATGGCTTTGCGAAGATGAGCCGGAAGATTCGATTAAGGCTTTTATGGTGATATGGAATAAAGCTCAGGCATTAGTTACAAGTGAGCAAGGCGGTGATATATGAACTATGTAGAACTATTGGCAGAGAACGACAAAAACCTAGCTAAAATCGAAGCCCTAGAAGCGCAATTGAAACCTGCAAATATTCAGCAATTTCTTACCTTTGCAGCCATAGAGGATATGAGTACCAAGCAAATTAACGAGGTATTCACCGAACTACATGAAAACAATGTTAGTGCGATGGCAAAACTGAAAGCAAGCCAAGAGCATATTTCCCAACTTACTGCACAGATTGAAGAATTAAAGGCTCAGGTCGTTGATGCTGTTGGGGATGGCTTTTATGACGGTTATCTCGCATGTGCAAAGGATGCACGTGAGGATAGCTTTGATAGCTTCACCATAACAGACAGTGATGTTTTGCGATTATCAGAGCAGCACGAATCTGAACATCGTTACTCAAAATCAATAAATGATATTAAAGCTTCAGCTATCGATTCCATTAACGTTGTTGATTTTGTCGAAATGGCATTGCGTCACACGACTATTAAGGGGGAATTTGATTTTAATGATGTAAAGGATGCCTTTAGTTACTTATCAAAACAATTAAGAAGTAAGTGTAAAGGCGGTGCAGCATGATTTCAATTGATGATTTGATTTTAGATTTATTCAAAAAGCATTGGCATGGCCCACAAAGCGAAAGCTTAGAGCTAGCCAAAAAGCAGTTGCAAAAAAACCTAACAGACCAAGTTAACGGTTATTGGTCTGGTCACACGGCCTATTTCATTATGATCCACGGTGGATTTCTGGTTGATTCAAAAAGGATAGCGATTCCAGGTAGCAACAAATGTAAAGGCAAGCAATTAACGGTCCTTGGTCAAGTGTTTATGGATTCAATGCAAATAAAAGAACAAGG